CACCAACTGAGCGAGCCAGTACGCTAATTCCCGGTCGTTGAGGGCGCCAGTGTAGCCCAGTGATCCAAGGTACTCGTACCAGTCGTCGTTCCTCTGACCTGTAGCGGCAGCACCCAACTGTAAGGCAAGGAAGCTGTTCCATGCGTCGGGCAGTGAGCTGCGAGGGGATTGGGTGTCAGCGACCCTGTACAGTGCTGGGTTGCGGAGGATCATCCCGACAGTGTTATTGGCGGTCGTTCCCACACCCATACGGATGGTGGCCACCAGTATGCTTGGGTCAGTGATGGTGAACTCAGTTTGCAGGTTCTGGGTCGTCAATGGTGCTGCTCTGCTCTGGCCGCCAGTGATGGCGAGGCCAGCACTACTTTGATTGCTGAGCGCGACATTGTAGTTGGCGGTCGTGGGGTTCTCGCACTCGACAGTGAACACAATGGCAGTGCCTGCTGGCTCGCCCACAAGGTCATCTGCAAGGTTACGCTGTAGAGCGCACCGACCAGCTACCTGTGCAAGATTCATCTCCCACTCGAAAATCCCACCACCTATATCAACAGGGCCAGAGTCGGCAGTGTTGAATGGGAGTGTCCATCCAGTTAGGGGGTTGTTCCCAGCTACTGGGCCAGAGGCAGCACCACCCGCCAGCTCTGGATTGGTGATCAGGTTGCCACCTGTAACAGGTACAGGCAGCTGGCCTCTCAGCCACGCCAGCAGCATGTCATTCGTCGCCCCGGTAAAACCGAGGCTACGAAGGGCGTCAAAGCGGGCGTCGGACAGACTGGCCATGTTAGGCGGCCAAGTTGTCTTTCAGAGCTTCTTTCAGGGCGTCCATGAGGTTCTGTATGCCGGCCTGTGCCATCACCCTGAAGTCGAACGTGGTGGCTATCTCACCGATCGATATTGCCAAGTCAGTGTTGGGGTCGAAGGCGGAGTTGGCGGGAGTAGAGGAGGTGCGCCGGTTGTTGAACGTGGTCTCATCGATGCTCACGCAAGTGAACAGGGGGAAGCCGTCAAACCCAGCGAGGTTGTTCTCCCGCAGGCCCTGCCTCAAGAAGTCCAACGCCTGAAATATCTCCACCTGCCGATTAAGGTTCACACCCTGCCCTATGATGACAGAGATGTTGTTACCGAATACCGCTGCGTCAGTGTCACCGATGACAATGGCGTTCTTAGCGATCTCCAGCTGCGGCGTGTACGGTGCGGTTGCTTGAGGCATGTGCCCTCCTATGCGGTCTTGCGACGACGCGGTTTTGGTTCTTCCTCATCGGAAGGAGGAAGTTCTTCGTCGTCCAGAACAACGAGCAGATCAAGTTCGTCCTGTGCATCCGTCTCTACCACCACCGGGGCGGGTTCTGGGGCGGGTTTTTCCACTGGGGCGACCCTATCGAGCTCCATCTGCGCGAGGATTTCTCTTTTGATCTGCTCTCGCATAACGGCCTCTGCGGCGCCGGGGAGCTGGTTCCGCTGCGCTGCCAGATCATTCTCAGCCTCTCTGAGGGCCTGAGCTTTGTTCTTGGCCTTTTCTTCGTCCTTGTCCCAACTTTCGAGCACGTAGGTGATGTGCGCTTCTGTGATGGACAAGGCGCTTGCAATCTGGGTCAGGGCATAGCCCTGAGCGTTCATCTTGCGAATTTTGTTACGCTCGCTAAATCGCGAACCATTCTTCTTTATAGCCATAAATTCTCCGTTTTATGGGGAACCCCCCTACTCACGCGCATTAGGAGTACTACGCGCTTTCGGGGGAGTCTGGTTAGATCGTCTCGCTGAGGTGCAGCTTAACGATGTGCTCATCTTCAACCCGCACCGCACCGAAGGTGCTGGCGCAGTAGATGCGCCATGCGAAGCTGATGGTCGGGTCCTGAGCCACACGTGCCCAGACGTCTTTGTTGATCTGCAAGCCAAGAGCCTTGCGGGTCATTACCAGACAGTCAACTTCACCAGCGACTGGCTCGTTTAAACGAGTAGACACGACCCACGTATAACCCATCCAAGACTCAATGTAGCCCTTGGCTGTCAGAGGACGCAGGGCGTTGTAGTCGCCGCTGGTAGCCTCAGTCAGTTGCAGGAGCTTACGAGCCTGAGCAGGAGAGATGAAAACCACCTTCTGCTCGTCCGGGTCGATATCGTTGTTCATGAACAACTCGGTTACCTGAGTCGTCAGGTCAAAGTTGATGGCGGTACTACCGTCGCCAACTACCTGAGATACCGGGAACACAACCACACCACCGTTACCGTCGTCCGCATCGCGGGTGGCGGCATCGATGATCTCATCGTCCATCGCCCGGGACATTGCCCAAGCCTGAGCCTGTGCGATGCTGGAGTTGGGGTCGATCAGAACCTGAGCGATATCTTCTACCTCGGTGGTGTCACCAGTGTGCCACGTACCGGGGGTAGAGCGCCTACGGCTGAAGGGGTAGTTATCTTCCGGGGTCGCGACGTTGCGTCCGGTGGGGCCGCCAACAGGCGTCTTCGCGGTCGCTTCCTGAGTGCCGAGACGCTCCCAGTTATGGCCGTTGGACTGGACAGACCGCTCCATCACCCACGGGCGAAAGCGCGAACCCTTCTGTTGTGCGAGGTAACGTACGATTGATTCGTACGTCTCAATATAGACATTTTCTACTGTTGCATTACTGGCCATGAGAAATTCCTCTCGAATAGACAAGCCGAATTAGATTACATTCAGGTGCTCCGCAACCCTGCGGGCCTGTCTATCCGTGAGTGAATGCGCGGGCTGTTACCAGTACTCCGCACTCTCAGATGTTTAAACTTTACGCCGCCTGCGGGGGATTTGCAAGTTTCTGGTACTGCACCAGTTTCTTTTGCAAGTCCCTGTACCGGGGGTCCGAGTCCTTGAGCTGCATCAGGTCCTGTATGATGGTCGGTATCTTCTCGCGGGCCTCGGCCGGGGTGACGCCGGGGTCGTTGCTGCTACCGTCACGCTTGACCGGAGTGACCTCTCCCTTGAACTGCTGGGCCGTCTTGTAGAGCCAGTTCATGGTGTCCACAGGAAGGTTGCGGTCGTTCAGGGCGTCTCTCAGGTGCTCCGGGGCGTCTGACTTGTCCATCCAGCCCCGGATCATGTCCTCGCGCTCCTCAAGGGTGTCGCCCCAGTCGGAGCGGAGGGCCTTGCGGACATCGTCCAGCGCCTGAGACGACTCCAGACCGGCGGCCATCTCCTGCTCACCTATCTTTTTGGCGAACGTGTTGAACTGCTTCTTGGTCATGCCCGCTTCGAGTGCGTACTTCCGCAGGTCGCTGCCCACGGTGTCGTCCCACTCAAAGTCGGCGATCTCGGGCAGCTTGTACTCGGTGTACTCGGCCGGTTTGCCCAGCTTCGTCAGAACTTCGTTGTAGCCGTCCTCATCGTCGCTGAGGGGCATACGGGTGACCCCTTCTATGTCCTTGAGCTTGTCAAAGAACGCGGCCTTGTCGTCGTCTGACGCGTCAGAGCCGGGTATCCTGATCGATGTGCCCACCAGTTTCGCCGCGTGTACCAGTTTGGCCACCGCGTCGTCCAGATTCTCCGCCTTCCCTATAAAGGGGGCGTCCCGCAACTGTTCGGGGAGTCCTTCCTTCCATTCACTCATTTATAAAATCTCCATTTCGTAGCATGTCCATGAATTTAAACGCGTCCCGAAGGCCCACGTTGTACGCTGTTCTTTCTGGTGAATCTCCTAGCAGCGTATTTGCGTCCCACATATCGGCGAGCTCCTGCATCAGGGCCTCGCCTTCCGGGGAATTCAGTACCGTCTTCATCCTGTTCAGGTCGACTGTCCTGCTCATTGTATTGGCACTCCAGCGCCGGTGATGTCTTGGTTGCCGCCCCGCAGCTGCTGGGCCTGACCCAAGTCCTTGGCCGCCGCCGCCTCTGCCGCCGCCGCCTGCGAGCTCATCTGGCGCGCCTGCTGGTCCTTCTGGGCCTGCATGTCGGCCTTGACGTCCTTCTGGGGGCGGGTCAGCTCGGTGGGCAGGTTCAGGTTGGCAGCAGCCTGACGCGCGATAGCGTCGTAGTCGGGGACCAGCATAACCGCCTCGGCGGCGGGCCCCATCTGGGCGATCAGTTGCAGCTGGGTGATCCAGCGCTCGATAGACGCGGACTGGTCGAACTTCATACTACGGGACAGTGGCCCGATGTACTCGATATCGAAGTTGGCGTCCTGTACCGAGGACGGGATATCCCCCAGCTCCCCGGCCCGGTACAGCAGGTTGAAGGTACGCTGTAGCAGCGGGTCGAGAAAGTCCTCCTTGAGGCGCGCCATGGTGCTGGACAGCAGGCGCTGCATCATCTCGTACCGGACCTGTACCTCGGTCGCGGTCATGGCCGGGGACTCTTTCAGCTCCAGCTGGTCGATGTAGAAGTACTTCTGTATCGCGCGTTGGAGCCGAACGATAGAGTTCTCCGTCGCATCGAACCGTGCCGCCGACTCGAACGCCTTGAACTGGGACACGTCCCGGACGACGTTCACGGCGCCGGGTGACAGGTCCAGCGTGTTGATGATCGCACGCTCCTGAGCCAGCAGCGCCGGGTCGATGACCTTCTCCCTAGCCTTCAGGTCCAGCTCAACGAGCTGGTTCAGGGTCAGGATGTCGGCGATGGCGTAGTGGGCGGGTCCGTTGCCCCACATGGATTCGTCGGTGATCTCCCACCGACAGACGAACGCCGGCATCTCGTAGTACCCGCCCTCTTTCAGGACCACGTCCTCCCCGACCCGCATGACGTACTTCCACCCGTACGGGCGGTTCTCGGGCGTCAGGACGCGCCCTGTGGGCTTCTGGGGTCCGGGGTTGCGTGTAAACACGCAGAAGATGATCTCCATCTCGTCGTCACCGGCGCCCTCGTACCGCTGCTTCACGGTGTCTGGGACGTTCTCGATCCCGAACTTGGCCACGATCTTGGACGGGCGCCACCGCATGTGACGGTAGAAGTTTAAACACTGCCCCTTGTCGTCTGGCTCGAAGTACGCCTGCTTGAGCGGGACCGACGTGAACTGGACACCCTCCCAGTCGTCGGTGACCTCCGCGTTGGGCTCCTCGATCACGACCGCAGTCGCGAAGCTGGTGAGCCCACGGTAGCAGTTGTTGGCCTCAAGGTTGAAGTTGGAGTCTTGCAGCTCGTCGTAGACCCGCTTACCTGCGGCCTCGATCCAGACCTGAGCCGCGTGGTCCTTCCGCAGCTTCTGGTCGCGCCACTGCATCTCGAACCAGCGTATGGCCGGGTTGGTCAGGGCCCCGTGGATGGAGCTGGCCAACTGTATGTGCGCCTGCACGGCCGTCGCG